TTGATGATACGCAGGAGGCACTGAACAGGCCCACGATGCGCGACGCCATCAAAACCTTCGGCAGCCTGTTTGAAAAAGCTCTGAAGGCGGTGGCCGCAGTGCTTCCGCCGGTCATTGAAAATGTGGACATCCTTGCCATCTCCGTGGCCGGCCTCATGCTGGCCTACGGGAGCAACAAAGTCATGCAGGCGTTTACCCGCCAGCAGGAACTTGCCGCGGCAGCTGCTACAGCTGCGGATATGGCGAACAAACTGCTCATACCTACGCTGGATAAGAAAGCGCTGGCGGAAGCGCGGGCGGCTGCCATAGCGAAATTGGGTAAAACCGCCACGGAAGAACAGATCGTGGCGGAGATGGCCAGCACCGGCGTTATCACCGCAAAGACCTTTGCACTCGGCGGCATGTCCGCCGGGCTGTCCCTTTCCACGGTTGCATCCACTCTGCTCACGGCCGCGACTACGGCGCTGAGTGCAGCCATCAAGGCCCTGTTGGGTCCTGTGGGGCTTGTGATCGCCGCCGCGGCTCTGCTGGTCACGGGCATCGCTGCCCTCATCAAATGGCTGACCCGTGACACCGAGGCGTTCAAGCAGCAGTCGGAAGCTGTGGAGGAGCTGGCCAGTGCGCAGGAAAATCTGCAGCAGTCCACCGATTCCAGCGCCCAAAGCCACCAGGACAATGTGAAGTCCCTCAAGGCTGAAGCGGATGCATCCAAAAAACTGGCTGCGCAGATCACAGAGCTGTCGCACAAAGAAAATAAATCCGCAGCAGACAAGGCCCTTCTGAAGTCCTATGTGGAGCAGCTTAATGCGGAATATGACGGGCTGAACCTTTCCTACAGTGAAGAGGGCGACTATCTCAACCTCAACACAGACCAGATGAACAAGTACATCGACGCCAAGATGGCCGTTGAGGAAAGCAACGCCCTCATAGAGCGCCAGAATGAGCTGTACCAGGAAGAGGCCACGATTAAGCAGAAAGTACAGGAGCTGGATGAAAAACAGACGGAGCTGGATGCTCAGCTTGCGGATAAGGCGCTCAAGCAGAGCGAGTACAACGAGCTCATGGAACAGCTTAATGCTACCCGCGAGGCATATATGCTGCAGGAAGAGGACATCGGCAACCGCATCACTGAGGTGGAGGCACAGATCGCCCAGACCGATACAGCTGCCGCTCAGAGCATCATCGACAATGCCGAAGCCGTGGCCGCTGCCCAGGAGGCGGAGATGGAGCGGCGCTCCAACGCGCTCCAGTCCTACACGGACGCTGCCACCAACATGTTCGACAAGATCGAGACGAAGAGTGAGGTCAGCGTTTCCCAGATGATCGCCAACCTGCGGCACAATCAGGAAGCCCTGCAGCAATGGTCCGAAAATCTGGTCACACTTGCGGAGCGTGGTCTTGACCAGGGCCTGCTCCAGCAGCTGCGCGACGCCGGCCCCGAATCGGCTGCCACTGTGGCGGAGCTGGTCAGGGCTTCCGATACGCAGCTCAGCGAACTGAGCGAGGTTTTTGCCAATGGGTCTGAAGCTGCCACAAAAGCCCTCATGACGGAGCTGGGGCTGCCGGAGGTCACGAACTCCGGCTCGGATATGGTGGACGACATCGCGGCGGGCGTGGATAAGAACCAGGCGCTGGAGGACGCCACCCTGCAGCTCATCAAGGACACAAAGACTGCCGCGGAGAATCAGGTCAAGGCTTCGAATTTCCCGTCCATCGGCCAGCAGATGATCAACGGTATCATTTCCGGTATCAACGCCGGGACGTCCGGGCTTGTGAGCGCCATGGCTGACGCTGCGGCCGCTGCCTACAATGCCGCAAAACGGAAGCTGGATATCCGTTCTCCGTCCCATCTGTTTGAGAACATGATCGGCCTTATGACCATGAAAGGCTGGACAAAGGGCGTCAAGAAGGGCGAAGGCGGGCTCGTGGGTCAGATGAAGCATTCCGTCCAGGCTGCCATTGAGGCGGCCGGCGGTATCCTGTCGTTCGGCGCAAAGGCGTCTCAGGCTGTAGCCATGCTCCGCCAGGGCGTCATGATGAACAACCTGCAGCTTGCCACGGCCGGTGCGGCAGCGTCCGGCATGTCCGTCACTAATATTGGCGGCGCATCCAGCAGGACCTTTGTACAGAATATTTACAGCCATGACGCGCTCAGCCCGGCTGAGATGAGCACCGAAGCCATGGCAGCGATGGAAAGAGATGAATGGAGGCTTCCGTAAATGCTCACCTTTGAATATATCACGGCGAACAACGCTGTTTCCTTCAGCGAAGACAGTGATTTCTGGATTACGGGCATCGACGGCCTTTCCTCCAACGAGATCAACATCTCCGAGACGCAGGGCGTAAACCAGATCGGTTCCACCCGCTCGTCCCAGTCGGTACGGCCCAGGGACCTCACGGTCACGGGCGTATTGTTTGGAAACCTGAAAGAAAACAGGCGGACGCTGCTGTCCTGCGTGAGTCCAATGATCCCGGCACGTTTCTTCATCCATGAGGACGGCGAGAGCTGGTACCTGGAAGGTACGCCGAAACGCACGCCTGTCATGGAGGAGACCGCTGAGATACAGCAGTTCCAATTCATCCTTCACTGTCCGTACCCCTACTGGCGGACGGCGGATGACGCCAACACGCTCCTCGCCGGTATCAAGGCGTTGTTCAGATTTCCGTTTTACACTGGTGGGAAATGGTACATTTCAAAGTATGAGGCGAGCGCTTTCAAGCGCGTACTGAATGATGGTGACGTCGCCATCGACCTCACGGTCGAGCTGAAGGCCATGGCCCAGGTACAGGCCCCCGAGGTACTGCTGGTGGAGACCGGCTCGATGTTACGCATCACAAAGACTCTTCAGGCAGGAGAAAGCTTTACCATTTCCACCGTCTACGGTAGCAAGCGTGTGATCTACCGCCATGCGGACGGCGTGGAGGAAAATGGGTTCCGCTACCTGTCGCCGGACAGCGACATGAATATGCAGCTGCAGCCCGGCGTCAACACATTCCGATACGATGCGGCGGACAACCGGGAAGGGCTGCGCGTCAGTGTTTTGGCGCCCAGGGGGGTGAGGGCTGGTGTATAGCCTGTATGTGTACGATGAAGACCTCCTGCGCCAGGGCGTAGTGGAGGATATAGACTCTCTGCAGTGGCTGTCCCTGTATGCCGGAGCGGGCGAAGTTAAGCTCGTGTGTGCGGCCACAGACAAGAATCTGGACCTGCTCCGGCGTGGACGCAGGCTCTGGTGCACAGAACAGCCCGAAAGTGCTGTGATCGCCCAGATCGAAATATCCGACACGGGTGAAAAGGCCACCATGACCGTGCGGGCGCCACTTTCCACAAACCGCTGGGCGAGACGTGTGGCCATGTGGACAACGCTTGTAAAGAACGTTGAAACAGCTATGTACAAGCTTGTAAACGATAACCGGCGCGGGTTGCCGGGCGCTTCGGCCAAACCGATGGGGCTCACGCCCGTCACCGACAGCCAGACGTCCTGGGGCAGCGTGCTGGAATCTCTGGAAGAATTGGCTGAAGCCCATGGCCTGGGATTCCGCGAGACCTTTGACCCTGCTACCGGCGTGGAGATGTTCTGCGTATACCAGGGCACAGATCGGAGCAGCGAGGGCTCCGACGCCTTTGTCGGGTATCTTGGCGACGACATCGGAAACCTCGCTGACATCCGCATCGTGGATTCGGATGTCAACTGGAAGAATGTGGCGGTGGTCGGCGGGCAGGATCAGGGCGCGGACCGCAAGGTCGTGACCGTAACCCTGGGCAGCTGGGCCGGCGATGAGCGCCGGGAGTTATGGGTGGATGCAAAGGACATTTCCACCTCGTATCAAGTCGCCACGCCGACCGGAGAAGTGGATGAGGACGGAAACCCTGAATATTCGTACACCAAACACACCTACACAGACGCTGAGTACGAGGCGCTGCTCCGGGTGCGGGGCCTTGAAAAACTTGCTGAGAAGATAAAGAAGCTGGAGGTCACGGCAGACGCCAGGCAGGATCTCATGTACTACGGTGAGGATTACTTTCTCGGGGACGTCCTCCCGTTAAAACTCACCCGGTACGGTCTCCGGCTCGCGGCACGGCTGACCGGTGTGCGCACGATCTATGAGGCGTCGGGCCGCAATGTTGTGCTGCAGCTCGGGGATATCTCTATTTTACAGGAGGTCTAACGATGTTACAATGCTTTCCTCTCGATAATACAGGATATGAAGCGGACGCACTGGGGGCGTGGTTTGCGACCCGCACGCGCGGCGTACTCTCCGGCGACGACAACTTTGCCGTGACGGCTTCAGGGACCGGGATGTCTGTCACTTTGCACCCCGGTTACAGCTGGCTTCTGCGCAATAAGCGTTGGGGAACCGCTGTATGGGCGGAAGAACCGGAAACTTTTACGCTGGACCCCGCAGACGGGACGCTGTCACGCATCGACGTTGTCGTCCTTCGTCTGGACAAGGACAACAACGCCCCGCAGACACTCCTGCGCAAGGGGGCGTTTTCCAATGCCCCCACATTCACAGCGCCCGTGCGGGACACACATGCTGATGAGATCTACGTGGCGTCTATCCTTGTACAGCCCGGCGCGGTGAAGCTCCTGCAGGCTGACATTACGGACCTGCGCATGGATGAGAACGTCTGCGGCGTTATGCGCGACGGGATCACGGGTATCCCCACTGCGCAGCTGCAGGAGCAGGCGCAGCAACTCATCGAGCAGCTGCGCACGGAACTTCAGGGCGTCAAGGACCAGACGGGCCTTATGCTCAAAAGTGTCTATGACGCCGACAATGACGGCGAAGTGGATATGCACGGAGAAACATTTTAGCGAGGTGAGCCTATGCCGGTCCAGATATCTGTGAATGGGTACCGGGTCTCTCCGGCTCGCGTCACGCTTGGCACGGCTGGAAGTGTCACGAATGAAACGCTTGTGTTTTCGTTTTCCTCTGAATGGGATGGGCTGCTCAAGCGCATCACCTTTCGAGCTTGCGGTCATGAGAATGCCGTCCCGTTCTTCATTCCTGACGATGGCGTTCTGCCTGTTCCGCCCCAAGCCCTGGCCGAATCCGGGTATCATCCGGCGGTGATCGACGGCGTGGGAGCGGATGGAACGGTCCTCTATACGGTCGAGATCGGATTTGAGGTCCTGTACCATCCGGATGCGGGGACACAGCCACCGCCCGGATATACCCCGGATGAATACCAGCAGTTTATACAGCTTGTCCAGAATGACCGTCTCCTGGCACAGGACGCTGCGCAGGATGCACGGGACGCTGCGAACACTTATCCTCACATCCAATCAGGCACTTGGTGGGTCTACGATCCGGATCTTGGCGAGTACGTGGATACCGGAGTGCCCTCTACAGGCACCGAACCGGTCCTCGAAGAGGCAACTAACGAAGACATTGACAACATTTTTAAGGATCTCGGGGTACAGAAAAGGAGATTTTGATTATGGCTACAAAATGGGTATCTCTTGATAAGCTGCGTTATGCGATCAGCAAAATACACACGCTGCTGCAAGGGAAAGTTGACAAAGTGGACGGCAAGGGCCTTTCCGCCAATGACCTGACTGCCGCGCTCAAGGGCAACTACGATGCAGCGTACACACACAGTCAGGCGGCTCATGCACCGGCGGCTGCGGAGAAAAATATTATCGTCGGTGTTCAGGTCAACGGCAGCGATCTCACGCCGGACGGTTCTCGCAAGGTGAACGTTCGCGTACCGACCGGAGCGCTGGCTGGCAAAAGCCAGGTCTCTGAGACGGA